CATAGCACATGTGAATACAATAGACTCAAGTTTAATGGAAACTCTATTACTGGTTGTTAAGGTGTGATTACCAATGGTCAAGACCATATCACCTGTTGTGGCATTATATGTTGCGTCAGTTGGTGTATATTCAACTCCACCATATCCACCACCATTAATATTCAATGAAGGGAATTGTTGTAAACCTAATGCTACAGCGTTTTCAGCAATATAACGAATATTTCCGTCAATGGCATCACCACATTTTTGGAAAATTACGTCTCTAGGATTCTGCTCATAAGTTTGGACAGGTGTTATTAGACTTGAATTGCCATCAATGTAATCTCTACCAAAACCATTTCTCAATGTCAATATTGAGATATCTCTAGCAATCTTGATTGTTGTAACAGATGCTTCCCATTCTGATTCAATATGCTTAAGTGAATTATTTTCTGGCTCAACATATAGATTAGCAGCATCATATACCTTCTCATTACAATCGTATAGAAGGTCATGTGACATAGAATCAAGAATGTCAACAATATCATCTTCGCAATTTACAGGACCGCCAACAATGTTTAGCTCTGCATACTTAGACATATCATTCATTATTGCAACAGATTCTTGTGCAATCAATCTCTTATTGCGTTGAATCATGTCAACAGAATCAATGAATCTATCATTAACACCACGTGTTAATTGAGGATATCCTTCTGGGTCGATAGTTACAGTATCGTCTCTATATGCTCCACGTGCAGTCCATACAGGAGAATAATAATCATCTTGGTATGCTGCTTGGAATCCTAATGAAGCAGCAGTTTCACCTGGACTGAGTAGTAACTGATTTACTGCCTTCATTGCCAACATCTTAGCGAAATCAAATGCATCAAGCATTGGATTTAATTCATTCTCTACATGTAGAATATTCTGTTGACCATCTAAGTATTGGTCAATAACATATTCAATATTATATGTGCCTCCTGTTGCTAAGTCACTGATAACAGCAGGGAGAATAAATTCTTTAACGTCTCTCAAACAATATGGCTCACCATAGCCAGGCATGACTAAGTAATCATATTCAGTGCCATCGATAGTTTGTGTATACTTGTCTTGAATATAACCAACTGTCTCTTCTGCAATGTAATCTCTATTCTTCCAGATAGCGGTACCACCATCTCTGAATCTATTACCAGTTGGTGCAAGCACTTCTAGTAATGCATCCATCAATGCTCTAACTTCATTCTGGACTCCAGTAGATGCAGGAGTTGCGAAGTTATTTGGTATTCTTAATCTTTGTGTATACTGACCAGATAAATCATAACTTGTAGATGTAATAACTTCATTACATAAGTCTGCTGCCTTATCCCATGCAAATAGAGTTTGTAAAATCTCATTTTGGACATGCTTTAATTTACCACTAACTTCTAAGTAAGTCCTAGCAGTATAAAGTGTATGATAATTACCACCTTCTCTAAGGTCTTTGACAAGAGCACCTAAGATATAATCTTTTGTATCACGAATACATGTCGCAGTACCACCGCTACCATATCCTGATGACCCCATACCGTCTCCAGGAATTGTAAAGTCTGGGAATTGTGCTGCCATATATCCGACTGCTTCTTCAGCAATCCATTCAGCATTAAGTAAGATAATTCCTGCAGCGTCACGATAAGATGCTCTACCTAAGTCAACATCCTTAATGATGATATCGTCTGTGCCATAATTAACACTTCTAGCAGTAGCAGATGATGTGCGTTGACCAGTGTAGGTTGCAAAACATTCTGTAGTAGAAAGTATAAATGGTGCTTCACCATCTAAACCAAGAGAAATCTTTTGTCTAGTATAATCAATCTGTGATGGAGGGGTGAATCCTGCAGTGTAATCTGCTTCACCTTTTCTGATGCAAAGTAAATCAATGTATCCTGTGAATCCTGCACTCTGTTGGAATGATGTGCCAATCCATGCAGGAGCATAGAGATAGTTGTTTGTATCAGCAGCACTCTGGACGACAACACCATCAAGATATAATGTAATAACACCACTAGACCTAACAACTGCAAGATGTTGCCATACATTTGCTAGGACTGTGCCACCAAATACCAATACACCTGTGCCATTTGCAACACGAAGAGTTGAGCCGTCTAAGTAAATTCTAAGACCAGCCGCTGCAGATGTCCTTCTAAAATCAAATAAGTGTTGTGTGCCAGATACTCCATCAGGTCTAAACCATGTTTCAATGGTAAAGTCATCTGTGCCATATGTGAAATCATAACTGTCTGCAGCAGCAAGATAACCACCAGAAGGAATTCTAATTGACTGACTGCCGACTAGAGTTTTCTTTCTCTCTATAACACTTGTTGTGCAATTTTGATTTGTTAATGTTGAGTTGGTGATATATTCACCAGTCTGGAATGTGCCTGTGATAGCATTAGAGAATATCCACTTAAGACCAGTATTAATACCAATAGCAGATGTTATTGCACCAGAGGTCATACCCTTAATCTGGTCACCAGTTATAAACAGACCACTAGACTTATCCTTATAAGCAAGTTTAATAGTCCTGATAGTTTCACCATCAACGAATGTGCCATCTGTAATAGATGATAATGCATTAACATTATCAAGGTCACCATGACTAATTGCAGTTGTAGCTATATCTGCTAACGTTGCGATATATGCTTGGACGTTTGCACAGTTTCCTATAGACTGATTGTTTCCAGATGCATAGTTGGGGTCGAAGTATTCTGCCTTAGTGCCACCACCCAAGAATACTGCATTAGGTATTGCAGATACAAATGTGTGAGTATAGTTTCCACCAGATTTAACTGCTCCTGCTGTAGCAGATGCAAAAGTGTGGGTATAAAGTGACTCTGTATTTTGTGTTGCAACAAATAATTTAATTGTAGTATCTGTCCTTGCAATAATCTGTAAAGGCACATTTGATGCAGGGTCAGTATTACGAGGATAAGAATGAGTTGTATTATTATCATCCATTGAGCAAGTGAATGATATTGAATTATCATCCAACTTGATATATTGACCAACTTCTAATGTATGAGCACCTATAGTCAGCACCATCATACCTGTAGCAGGGTCGTATGTTGCATCTGTTGGTGTCCAAGATACTAATGGAGATGTGCCAACATTAAGGTCAATAGTTGATGCCCCAACTGCACTAATCTGGATAGGAGTATTAAATGCAGGGTCACCCGCTCTAGGATAATCATGGAATGTTTCATCATTATCCATGCTACAAGTAAACCTAAGAGAATGAGGTCTAATTGTAACGCTATCTGATGTAGTCCATGTA